AAATACAATTCTTCCAGACCTTTTTCTTCCCAGGGGATGTTGTCAGCATCGTATTGAAGCGTTCCTTCATCAGTCACTCCAGTTATGCCTTCTTTATTCATAAACTCTATTAACTTAGCCACCCCTTCACCAGACACCACTACCTGTTCACCCGTAATGGGGTCGTCAAACTCCACGCGCCCGCCGGGGAGTGGTTTAACAATCTTAAGTCCGAACGAATCAACGACATCATCAGGGCCATCGCCCTCTACCGGGTCACCAAGACCAGCGGTTTCCGGTTCCGAGGCATCCACCTCCTCCCCAATGGTACCGGACCCGGGCGCCTCCTCCCCGGGTTTCGGCAGCTGAGAATAATCGAAAACTTCTTCTTCTGGCACCGATTCAATCGCCTCTACCTCGGCGTCCCGCAGCTGCACCTCAATATGCCCAATAATGGCCTCTGGCAAATACCCAGAGGTCAGAAAATCAAAGGGATGTTTTCTGTCCGGGGACTCTGAGCCCACGCGCTCCGGGTTAGGACTTCTTGTTACCCTGTCATTATATAGCTCCCGCAGCTCCTCTTCTAGCCTGCGCGTTTCTTGCGCCACCGCTATATCTCTCTGTTGCTGTACTGTAGGTGGCGTAACCACACCCGCGGGAGTGCGCGTTTCTTCCGTTTCAGGACCTAGCTCCCAGAACCCCATGTCTTCCATATACTGTAGCCCGGCGCCCCCAATAAACATCTCTGAAGGTTCCCTTCCTGGGCCTGAAAGTGGGAAGGGGTCTTGGTAGGGCAGGTAGTCTGGAGTCGGCAAGCCTTCTCCCTGCAACATCCAGTAAATCTGTTGGGCAGAGGCAGCCACACCAAGTCCCAGCAGCGCTGGTTGCAAGTAAAGGGCGATAGCATTCATTACACTATCTTTGTCGGCCAAGCTCATTGCCGCCATTTGTTCCTTTGTATAACCCGCAGCCTCAAAGAAGAAATCTTCGTCTTCAGCTCCAGCCTCGACCTTTTTCAAGGCCGCGAGAATATCCTCTCCAGTCTTCCCCGCAACCTCCGCCACCTCTGGTAGGGTCCGTAAGGGTAAGGTGGGGTCAGGAAGGATTTTTCCGCCAGTTGTGACAACATTGAGCAATTTATCCTTAGCCGCTAAAGGCACCTCATCCACCTGTGCCAGTATCTTTACAGCAAATTCCGTAAAATCATCCCCCGTTCGCACGGTTACATCAGAATACGCCGCGGCTTTAATGGTCCTTAGCATCGCCGCGGTTCTTGCTTCGTTTAGACCCGCATTCCTAAGAATTGCCTGCAATACAGCCTCGGCATCAGCCCATCCACTAATCACCATATCAGCCTGAACCCCAGCTTCGTCTAAAGAACGCTGGGTGACCGTGTCCGACCAACTGTTAATGAATCGACCCACGAATCCCGGAGAATCCCAGGTGGGTCTTCCGGCTGAGTCAAACTTGGGCAAATCTCCCGGGTCAGGCACAAGGCGCAAGTTTTCGCCCAATTCCTGCGCAAGGACCCTATAAATCTTCTTCATGTGTTTTAGAGCAGCGGAGTCAACCATAGCCGCGCCGCCCTCCCGTACAATCTGTTGCGCTGTAGCCAGTGCCCGATTAGCCTCCTCAGCTACCTCAGGGGCCGTTCTGTCCTTGGCCTTCCGCATCAGAAGAGCTATAATATCAACTCCTTCATCCAATTCAGAACCTAAGTTACGAATCAGCACAAAAGACTCTCCCTGAATAACGCTCACAAGTGCTTTCGCTATATCAAGAGGCTCATCAAAGAGGCGCGTCGCACCTCTCACGGCGCCAGCAGGGCTCACGGAAACAATGCCCCCTAAAATGCCCGCTATAGGAAGGCCTAGCCAGTCAGCCGTCTCCCAGTTCTGGGGACGAATTTCTTTATAAGATTCCTCGAACAGAACACCTAAGTCTGGCCACAGGTCCATAGCCGAGAGAAGATTATCAAACCACCTGTCGTCTCCGTAGCCCGACGCGACATCAACCAAAGCTTGTTGGGCATCTTCGTACCTCTCCCCGATTCTGCCCCAGAATCCGGGGTCCTGCCTTATCCTTGGTCGAGGCATTGTTGTAACGGGACCAGTGGGTTCATCAATCGTCCATCCCGAAGGGAAAGAGTGAACGGTTGGCCGATATGATATCGGTACATCTCCTCCCCGACTTACTAAGGCAATATCCGCAGGGTCGGTGACCACAACCGGTGGTGTCGGCGGCACGTATTTCGGAACCACCCCGCCGCGTTGCAGTAAGGCAATATCTGCTGGGTCAGTTACATCAACAACCACCGGCGGGGTCGGTGGCCTGCGATACCGGTCTTCTCGTGTTCCTTTGTGTCCGGGTACATGTGTCATAATTAAACTCCTAGCCTTGGCATCCCGCTCATAAGGGACATCCACTCATCAGCTTCTCCCTTCCCATAAGTATTTTGCATATGCTCCTGCCTCGCAGGCGTCATTGCCTTATACATCGTTTTCTCACGCGGATACCTATTCAAAACACCGCGCCATTGCTTATCTGCGTCTCCACCCAGACCGTGCCATAATTTCATTACCTTGAACTGACGATTGTCTGTAGCCATTTATGCCCCTCCTTCAGTCATGGGTACGCCACCCATTCTTCTAACTGCACTAAAGACCTCTTCATTAGGTTCTTGCCCAGGAGGGGCAAAGCCGCGCTCCTGCTGTGTCACATCTCCCCGAATAGAAGTGGGAAGACCCGGAGACTGTTCTGGCTTCGGCCCGCCCGGGGCTGGGCCCCTGGGACCACCACCACCAGGCTGCCCTCCTGCCTCTAGCTTCTGAAGTACCTGGGCGGCCGCAGGGTCTCCCTCCTCCGCAAGGTCCCGGAACAGGGCTGTCATCTGATACTCCACCATCATCGGATGCCGTCGCGCCATATCCCGCAAAATCTTCGTGGTCTCCTGGTCCGGCTGCTGTATCCCGAGGTACTTCTCCATCCGGGTCTCAGCGGACAGGGTATCCTTAGTCTGAGTAGCCATCGCCACCTTCCGCACCTCATCGTTCGGGAACTGCGGCTTCAGCTGGAAATTTACACGAAAACCCACTGTGTCTTCTCCTGTAAGTTCCTGGCTATAGGGCGCTCCCGCCTTATTGCCATAAACCTCCACCGTATACTCGGGGGAAAAGTTCCGCAAAAGAGTGAGGGCTTTCCGGGCCCAAATAGAAAGTGTTCGCTCCTGCTGTTTCTGCGGCTGCGTCAAACGGATGCGGCCAGCATCACCCTGCTGTGATAAAGAGTATCCCGAGGCCGCGCTGGGCCCCTCCCCGTACATTACCGCCGGGAAAGACGCATCCGCAATCTCAGTGGCTACCATTGCAATCTGGTCTTTGAAGTCCGGTGGCGTGCCCGGCCAAATAGGAAAGGCTATATCCTCTCCTTCGTTCAGCTGCACCACATCCCCAAAGGAAGCATCCACCTTGACGGGACGACCATCGCGGGTACGTGCAATAAGCGGCATATTCGCGAACACGTTCAGTAGCCGCGTCTGCCGGTTCACTCGCCACTCTAATTCCTCAACCATTTGCTTCACTGGCCGAAGAATTGAGTGACCCCAATCCTCGGGGTTAACATGCCCAATGGGCTTATAAAACATTAGGGTATAGGGTATATCCGAATATCCCTCCATCAAGCGCGGCCCATTTAGTATCCGGTTATCGTACAAAATAGCGTTCTCTATTTCCCAGCTCCCATCCGGAAGCTGCACCTCGCCCCAGTAGTCCAAGAACGTGCCCTTCTTGGTCTCTTTCTGCTTTTGGCTCATGGATTGATATTTTTCCATAGGCCCATACTCCCGCTCCATATCCTCAATGGTGCGGTCCACGGCATAAAAAATGTATTTCCAACGACCCAATCGTCCACCGGGTTCCGGGAATAAATACTTAGCAGGCACCACATTTACACACAGAGGCAGCTGGTCATAAATAGCCCGCTGGCCACCCTCCTGGTCTGCCTCTACCCGCAACGTACCATCGAATCCGTTGTCCCACACCGTCTTTAGTCCTACTGCCCCATCGCGCACCTGATAGAAAGTCCAATCATATCTGAGGTCAGTTTCCTGCCGCTCGGAATTTATATAAATCACGCCATCGAGGAACTGCTCCACAAGACTAGCCTGCTTACGGACAGTCTCGCTTTCCTCTGGAGACACCGCCTGAATAGTCAATTCATTGGCCGTTAATATCCCCACAGCAAGGTCTACGACGTTGGTTCCTTTAGTAAGGGTAATGCGCCGTTCGCCTGTCTTGGGAGCATCATTATAGTGCTGCAGGTCGTAGAACTTTTCATGCTCCTTGATGCGCTGATGCCACGTACCACACTTGGCCTTAGCACGATGAAACTTCTCAAGAATATCTGATTCTCTCTGCATTTGTTCGTCAGCCATAATTACTCCCATTATACATTATTGCTTACCTATATCTATGACCATAGGCTGCCTCGAATTCCTCACGCGACATCTCCCCAAGGCCAC